AGGAAGAGAAGTAAAGCAAGGAAAAGTAAGACGCGAGAAAAGATAATAAAACAAACCAAAGGAGTGTGAATTGTGCCAAAGCACGGCGCTATTTTCGAGCGCGATCAAACGGCTGGGAAAACGTCAGGAAACATGCCACGCATTGCAATGGGCAAAGCTTCGCGGAACAAGTCAGGGTGCATGTGATTCTTCGCAGATGCGGCAACGTCCATTGCTTCAATGGAAGAATGGTCAGCGTGTGCAAGTAGCCCCAAATAATTCATCCACTTATTCTGGGCGGACGGATCTCTGGACTCCAAAATCATGGTCCGGTACTGTATCCCACGCGCGGAATATTCCGGGATCGGACCCCCAAGCGTAAACCCGCTAAACTCGCCTAAAAGTCCGTTCAAGTTCTTAAACTCCCAAGGAGAATCAGGGAAGTCGTCGGACTCACAGTACCGATCTATGGCCTCGTCGTCACCGTTGATTGCAACAGTGTCTTCTGGGGTGACATGATTGATAAGAGATGCTACAACTGCGCGCCTTAAACTGTTCAAGGACCAAGTATACCGGTCCCCAGAATTCTGCATGGTAGCCATTGGGCCATGTTGGCTCTTAGCATTAAGCCGGCGTTCCGCGTACTCCGCCATGTACCACCCTGGGAAGCCAGATCGCATCATGACATGCAGATCGAAATTGAGCACGCCCGCATCGCAGCCAACGTCCCACCGGGTGACATCCGAAGTGTGAACGCCATTACCGACGCGCCAAGTCTTCGAATACGCGGCGATGAACTCCTCGGGATTCATGCGAAGGTAGAAAAGAAAGTTGGGCGGGAAAGCAGGAATGATCTCGTCTTCAAGAAACAGGGCAAAGGGGTTGTCCCCCAGAGTCTGCTTGATGTCATACTCATGTATCAACTGACCAGGAATCGCCTCACGCTTTTCTCTCTTCTCGTCCTTTTTGATGATCTGGCCTTTCAAAGAAATGCGAATGTCAGATCCAGTGCGGTCCGGATCATGTGACTGAAGTTTATCCAGGACAACATTCTGCGCGCGCTTGCTACAGTAATCACGAACAGTGCGCTCGCAATACTGTTCAAACTTTAGCGCCGTCCACTGCGGCGGATTCGTCACTAACCGGTCATACTCGTCGCACAAATCTTTACGTGGGCAAGCCTTCATGCGTGACAAGTTCTGCGTGGCCG